CCTTAAGTCAATAGATATTTAAATTATTTTTTTATTTATCGCCTAGGTATTTTTGTTTTTTTAATTTCATTTTGACATTTATTACCTTGAAAAAAATATTGGTTTCCGAATTTCCTACCCCCCCCCCTTTTTTATTCCCCCTGATATTTTAGACTAGTTTTTCTTACTTTTGACTAGTGATAAACCCCCACCACCGGCCAGCCACAGTCGTCAACTAGCACTAAGGACACTCTCAGATATACCCCTAAAATAGGCCCATATTCGCCCACTGTTAAGAGGTTTTAGCCTACTCTATACCTGCCTATAGCCTAGAACTACAGGCGTGTGGTGAGGCATATTTAGCTTATTTTATGCTACTGATTATTCGATAGACTCCCCCCTCAGTCAGTTGCCAATAGTCGTCAGTCAGCACTAAGCAAAGCCTTGGATACCCCCCACAGCAAGCTCATATTTAGCCACTGTTACGAGATTTTAGTCTACCCTATCCCTAGCTATAGCCTAGAATTATAGGTGTGTAGTGAGCCATATTTTAGCTTATTTTATGCTACTGATTATTGCATAGGCTTACCCTTTTTTTGTTCTATAGATATTAAAAGAGGGGCACAAAGCCCCCCCCTCTTTTTTTTGTTAGTTGTTAGTTGTTAGTTGTCTAAAATTCGTTTAGTTTCGCGTGTTTTACGACCCACGATCTACAGATTTTTTTTGCGTGCTCTAAATTATCTGCTGATAGCGTTGCCCCAGTGAGTTTCCCACCCTCACAGATCTGATAACCCAGCGTGCCAATTTTCCCGTTTTCGTGATCCTCTAGCCGTATATACCCGCCCTGATAATCAAAAAAATACGCTTGCTTTTTGTGTGTGATTTTTATTATAGCCATTTTTTTTTCCTTTTTTTTTGTTGTTAGTTGTTAATCATCACTAGTGTTAGCTAGCAATACAATTATATTATATCACTATCGATAGAACGTCAAGCCCTCTAAATAAGATTTTTTATTTTTTTATATTTTTTTTTAACTAATATTATCAGTTAGTTATATATATACTATATTATATAATATATATATATATACTATATTATATAGCATATACTAGCGAGCGTGCAGAGTCGGCGTCAGCTACGACGTAGCACGCGAGCGATCAGATCGATCTGTTACTCAATAACACACACACACACACACACACAGACAGATAGACAGATAGACAGATAGACAGATAGACAGATAGAGAAAAAAAAATAAGGATAAAATATATATTATAATATATATAGATTTTATTCAATTAGTGTGCGTCAACTCTAAAACCTGTGTCAAGGTCACTTTTTTTAAAACACCTGTTGATAACCGACTTAACTATCTAATATAATTAAAGAATAAATCTTTAGAATAACCGTTCTGTTTTCAGTGTAAAATCACTAATGCAACTGAGTTGCGTAAATGCTATAGTTAAACTATTGATAACACACACGAAAATATTTGCATGGTATACCGAGCTTTGGTTAGGTTGGGTTGATCAGTTAGGCTACCGGTTGGGTTACCGGTTTGGTTAATCAATTAGGGGATTGGTTAGGCTACCGGTTTGGTTGTCGGTTAGGCAATTGGTTGGGCAATCGATTCAGGGATTGGTGTTAGAAAGCTAGGGGACTGGATTTAGGGCACCAAATAGCCCCGTAGTGAGAATATTTATTTGCCCCTACCCTAACCCTCCCCTACCCCAAATTCTTTGAACCTCAGCTAATATCCTGCCCCTATTAACAGTTATCTAACCCTGCCTCCACCCCTACCCCCCACCCGTATATTGGGGGTTAAGGGGGAGTGGGTATGTATATATATACCCTCTAATCCCCATTTTGGAGAATTTTAAGTTTTATACCAGTTTAGATATTAAATATTAGATTGTAAGAAGAGGGTAATGTGATAAATGTTTGAGTATGGGGATATTTAGTTGGGTTAAAAGAAGGGATAAGCCTGAAAAGCCTAAAGTGTCTTATTTGCCTATGTTGCAAGAGCATTTAATTAGGGAGGAGGGGGAGAGATTAAAGCCTTATAAGTGTACTGCTGGTAAGCTTACTATTGGGGTTGGGAGGAATCTTGAGGATGTTGGAATAACTAGAGAAGAGTCTAGGTATTTATTACTTAACGATATGGTTAAGGTAGAGGCTCAAGCTAAGGCTATATTCCCTGATTTTGATGATTGGAGTATTGGAAGGCAAGTTGCTATTTCATCTATGATTTTTCAATTGGGGAGGTCTGGTTTTTTAGAATTTAAGACTACCATAAAGCTTTTAAAAGAAGGCAAATGGGAAGAAGCTAGTAAGCAAGCATTAAAAAGCAAATGGGCAACACAAACTCCTAATAGAGCTAGGAGAGTGTGTGAGATGATTAGAACGGGGGATCATGCAAGGTGAACGACAGAGACAAGGAGTCGGTAAGGTATTGGGTTGATTTTGCAATTAAGACTGGAATCATGCTTCTTTTAGGGATTGCTTCTTACCATCTAAAAAAGATTGATGATGAGATAGAGAGAGTTAAAACAGCAACAGATAGGCATGAATCTTCAATACAGGTGCTTCAGTCTAAAGAGTTTGCAGCCTACAGGTGGATGGAAAGAATTGACTCTAAATTAGACAAAATAGCGGAGAAAATCAGATGAAAGAATTCTTACTTTACTTGGTCTTACTTATTACAATTAGCTCAGAAGAAGTTTTTGCCAAACCACCTAAAAAACCTTTTGTTGGGTTCTCTTCTTTTGCAGCAATGAATAAGAAATACCCTTGCTCTAACTTTATTAACATTTCTAAATCTTACTCTAAACCTGCAATGTCAGTTCTTCTTTCTACCTTTGGAACTAACACTGATTGTATTAAAAGATTCCTAAGTGCTCATGCTGATAAACCTCACTTACTACAAGTTCATCTAACTAATGAGACCTGTAGAAGAGCAAAAGGAAGATGTACTCAAGATGAAATTAAACCAACTTGGGGGGCTGATAAATACAATAAGGAACTAGAGAGGGGCAATAGAGAATTAAAAACTGCAATTCAAAACAGAGTTAGATTTGTAGAGAGGAATATAATTCCTTTGACAAACTCAAAAACCACTCTTATGCTAACTACAGGATTAGAAGATAACTTCAGTGATAAGGCTTACCTCAATGTTCAACTTTGGATTAAACAAGCAGGATATAGAGGTTACCTTGTTAGGAACCCATTGGCGGACTTTTGTTCTAGGACTCGTGGTGCTCACCTTTGTGAGTTGCACTCCGTTTTCTCATACTGGGCAGGAGTTCCTTGTGTCTTCAACATCGATGGAAACAACCTCTCCCCTAGAGAGCAGTTGGAACAATTACGGAAGTTCCGTTTCTGCCACGCCCTCTTTTTCTGGGAACCAGTGTCCCAAGGAAGAGAATTCGGACAGCCTTTTACTCCCCCTAAGTCTAGGAGCTTTAATCTACCTACTGGTACTGTAAATGAATACAAAAAAACACTTAACCAATATGAAAGACTTATCTCCTCTAGGTGAAGACTACTACCTAACTTACGTCTCAAAAATGATGGCTAATGCCTCATGGGATATTATCCTAGCTTTTGCAGATGGTAGAATAAAATTTGATTTCTCTGATGATGGCTTTTCTCTATCCGGTAACTCCGATGTCTCACCAGAAGAGCTTGTAATTCTAAGAGATTGGGTCACTAATTACGTCAAAGAAAATCCAATTCGCTCCGATTATGTTTTAGTCGATTGTTTATTTATTCATTAACTTTTATAGGAGATCCCCATGAACACACTACTACTTGCCCTACTAAATAAAATTCCTCTAAATGGAAATAAAACCGCCTTAGGCGTCTTCTCAATTATAGTTTATGCCGTTATTGTCTTCTTGCCCCAATATAAAGACTTAGTACTAGAAGCTATTGGATGGTTGGGATTTGTTCTTACTCCAGTTGGATTAGTTCATAAGGCAGCTAAAAATAATTCAGGCTCTAGCTACTAATGTACCCTTTTGATGACTTAACTGTTTTTAAATTCTCTGAGCTAGTCGTTAGATTAGACTACGATGGCACTAAAATAACCTACAAAGGAATTGCCAATAAAGGGTCGCTACCTGATACTCCTACTTGGAAAATCAACCGTTACTCCTATAATGGGAATAATCAGATTATCCTAATAGAATCAGCTATCGGCTCTTGGGATGATAGGACTTCACTTAATTATAACTAATGGCAGCAATATCAAGTAACGGCACAGGAGGAGGAAATTATAGTAATCCAGCTTCATGGGCTGGTGGAGTAGTTCCTACCCTTGCAACTTTAGATGATGTAACTATTGTTGCAGGTGATACTATTACCATCGATACAACAGGGCTAGGATGTAGAAGAATATCTTCATTAGCAGGAACTTTAACTTGGTTAGATGGAGCTACTACAGAATTTACCGTAGGAGATGGACTTGCAGATAACTTAATTACTTTTGGGGCTAATGGATATTTTAAAGCCGGAGATACCGCAACACCACTTACTGGATTTCATACGGTAATTTTAAACGGGCTTGTAGCATCTCAAGCAGCTACAGGAAATCATTTAAATATGTCGGCTTGCAACACCACCACAAGTGGAATTTCTATAGTATGTGATGCAACTATCTTCGGAGTCACTGAAAGTTATACTCATCCAATCACTGGCATCGTTTATAATACAAGAAGAAATTACACACAAATTGCAAGCCAAGTTAACATAGCTCAAGCAGATGTAGTCTTTGCAGAAAATTTAAAACTAAGAGCAGGAGGTGGAGATATTTTAATATTTCCTAGCTCTCATATTTCAACTAACGGACAATTAAACAATCCACAAAATAGAACAACCGCTTCCTATGACTCTGGAACGTTAACAGCAACAGTAACAAGCAATTTTACAACGCAAATTGCAGTTAATGCTATTACTGGAGTCCCTAAAAGTGGAGCAAGGGCATATTCTGAAACTTCTGTATTCACTATTAGAGCAATAAATAATACAAAATATTGGGGGTTTACAGGAGCAGCAAGCACTAATCCAATATTTAATTTACAAAACTGCACCTTAAAATGGTTCAATGGATCCGCTTCAAATGCCGGACAATTCAATAATAAAATATTACAAGGAGTTGTTTTAATTGGTCCAGCGGTTTCTATTACTAATAATGCAATGGGAATTAGAGCAAATACAACTTCTCAACCACTAACTTATATTTCTTGCGTCTTTGATTGTTTCACTACTCAAAATACCACTTCTCAAATTCACTTAAATAATTTCTTTTGTATAGCAGTAAGAAATGTAGATATTTACAACGTAATGCCTAATACCGAATTTTACGATTGTTACTTTCAGGACGTTATACAAGCAATTGCAAATTCACAAGGAACAATATTTACAAATTGTGGATTTTTACAAGTCAACAATGCAATGAACGGAACTTTAGCAGTAGATTGTCACGCAAATGCAATCTTATCTCAAGCAACTGCAGTTCAAACAATTAGACCAACCTACGGAAGGCTCTCTATACTTGTTTCAGGACTTGGAATTGAATCTCCAAGATATATTGAGTCAGCCAATTTTACTGGAACAATTGGCAACATCTTTAGTGATGTAAATTCCAGAGCCTCAATTGCAAGAGGTGGCTCAGCAGCACAATTTCAATCCCCATTTGGTCCAAACTCCCCTTCAACTATTGGAATAAAATTAGCTCCCGGTGGAAATACTACTGGATTTACAACACCACCCGATGCGATCCCACCACCTCCAAGTGGTGCTACTATTTATAATAGATTAATTACCACAACAGCAATCGCACCAACGGCAATTAACGAGCCATTCAGACCAGCACGTCATCAATATCAAATTATTGTTACAGCTAATACTGCCTATAGTTTTACAGTTCCAATTCTTTCAGTTTCTGGATATATACCAACAAGTCTTACAGTAATAAAATTAACTCTAACTTGGTCAGACGGAAGTAGTATTTCTACTACTGTTACAGGATTAATTGCTAATGTTTGGAGCTTAATAAACGTTTCAGGAGTGGCTCCTGTAAGTGGGGGTGCTACCCTAACTTATTATATCCAAGCTAACTTAGGGAGCATTTATATAGATTATCCTTTACAAATGATTTCATCAGGGTATAGCTGGTCAAACGGACAACCTACCGTAGCTCAAACCCCATTAACAAGCCCGGGACTTGTTAATGATATTGTAACCGCTATTGTAAATGAGATAGAACCTACTTTAGATGAGTTATTAAGAGCATCAACTTTTATAGGATTAAAATAAATGAAAGAAGAAGACATTGAACAAGGAGTTAACTCTATTCTAGGAGCTTTAAAGAATGAGAATTTAAAAATCTCTAATGAAGAAATAGAAAAGCACTTATCTAAACTACTTGATGAAAAGATCTATGCTATATTAAAAAATCAAAGTGCAGTATTTACAATAGAAAAACTTCAAGCAGTAGTAGAGGCATTTAAAGGAGATAGTTCCGTTGACAGACAACCAAAACAAAATAGAAAGTCTCGCAAACTCCCTGATTAGAGGAAAAGAGCAAAGCATTAGACTAAAAACATCTGACAACAAATTAGATGATATTGCTCAAGTTTCTCGACTTTATCTTTCTGGAGTTACTGAGCCGGAAATGATTCATCGATATACTGGAATCAGTAGAGATAGAGTTGCTAAAATACTAAGAGCACAAGAATTAAAAACCATTGCAGAACAACACTCTGCTAAAATATTAGAAGAGATATTTGAAGATAAACTCCCTGTTCTTTCTTCTATTGCAGATAAGTGCTTACTTTTAATTGACAGGGAAATTACTAAAAAACTAAATGTCGATAACGATTTAAAGCCAAGAGAATTAACTGAACTTTGTAATATCGTAACTAGCTTAGATAAAATTGCTAGATTAGAAAAAGGAAAACCCACTGATATTTCTCAAAATATTAGAGCTGACATTAAAGACCCTAAAGTATTAGAACTTGCTCGAGCAATAGTAGAAGACCCTATTCAAAATTTAGATGCTCCACTGTATGAAATGACTGAAGAGATTAAAGACGAAGATGACCAAGATATCTGATAGCGAACTTCAAATTCTATTATCTCAAGATAGGATAAGAAGGTTTCATAATTATCTAAAAACAAAGAAAAGATTTCCTCATTCTGGTCAATGGAAACCCTTAAGAGCTTTGTTTAGAGATAAAAAAGAAATTGTTCAACTGCAATGTGGAAGAAAATTTGCCAAGACAGAGTCTGCTATTTACGCAGCATGGAGATACGCAATAGAAAATCCGGGTAGCTTAATTTACATAATAGCTCCAACTAGAAGACAAGCTAAAGATATTTATTGGATTTCTAAAAGATTGCAAACTTATTCTGACCCTTCTTTGATTGTCGATATTAGAGAGAACGAACTAAGATTAGTTATTGATTCTTATAACAGTGATAATATTGCTAGTTCTATTATTTTAGATGGGTGCGATAACGTAAACGCTCTACGGGGAATTAACCCAGATTTAGTTGTTTACGAAGAATTTAGAGACCACTCAAAAGAATTTGACGTAGAAGTTATGACTCCAAACCGAGCGGCAAAGTCTTCTCAACTTTTTGTTATCTCAACTCCTCCTGATAACGAGTGTTACTATACCGAATTTACAGAAGAGGTTTCTCGTGTTGCTAGAGAACCAGACTCTCCTTACTTCTTCATGGAAGCTCCAACCTCTGACAATCCTTTTATATCAAGAGAGTGGTTAAAAAAAACAGAAGAGAAGTTAACAAGAGCTGGTCAAAGAGCAGTTTGGGAAAGGGAGTTTCTTGGTAGATATATACAAGGTGGAGCTACTGCGGTTTTACCTTTATGGCATAAAAATAAAAGCAAGATAATAAAACCTTACTCTTTCTTAAAAGAATATTGTAAAATAGATTACAAGAAGTTCAATTGGTATACTTTTTCAGACCCCGGACAAACTACTTTTGCTGTTCTTTTGTTAGGTCACAATAGGTATACAGGACAGTTATTGTTTATAGATGAAGTTTATGAAACTGATAGAGAGAAGACTTCGGCTGGTCAAATCTGGAAAAGAGTTCAACAGCTACGAAAGAATTGGAACGAAAGAATCTTCTTGGAAGATTGGTACAACTACTATGATCCGGCAGCCAGTTGGTTCCAAGTGGACATTTATGACCGCTTTCAAGAATCTCTTATCCCTGCTAAAAAGCGTGGTGCAAAAAACCAAAGAGATTTAAGTAGTCCTATCTCTAGGGTTAAGGATTTTTTCGCTCAGAGAGATACGGTTTGGATTAGTGAAAATTGCAAGGGTTTTATTAAAGAGCTAGATAGATGGAGCTATAATAAGGATGGGACTTTACCAGATAAGAACGACCACTGTATTGATTTACTATTATATGTTTTTAACAATTTACAAATCTCTACTGGATTAGAAGTTGATATTACAATGGAAGATAAGTTAGAAAGAGGGGAGAGTATTCGAGTTTCTAATATTAGAGATTTAGTAAGAGAAGCTGGACTACAAAAAGACCCATTTATGTTTTTAGGCGATAGTTTATTTTTAGAAGATAAGGAAGAGGAAGTTTATTATGAGTGATTGGGACAAAGAGATTAAGTTTCTAAGAGAACAACTAGCAGCTCTTCAAATGGAGCAAAAGTTAATAGCATCTCAAATGACAAAAGCTATTGAAATGGTAGCAGATAGTCGAAATGCATTAATTATAGCACAGCACGCTCAGGCTATGGCTTCAGAAGCTCTTATCAAAGCAACTACAGGAAGAACCATGGATGAAGCATTAGGGATAGACATGACAGGCTCTTCTCGTGATAACATAGTATCACTAGAGGAAAGAAAAAGCTCAAGGATGAGCTATTTTGACGATTTAATTGGAGATATTCCAGACATTAAGGGTGAGTAATTATGGACGTTGGGCAGTTTGATTTTGCAGAACAAGAAGCTAGGCAATCAATTACTCCTGTTTGGGTTGATGGTAATCATAAAACAAAACAAGGCTTGCTAAAATGGTTTGGTCAAACCCAGCCCCTTCTTGAAAGAATTCACGAGAATAGAATCCGAAGAATGAACCTAAACTTAGGGTGGTATCTAAATGAAACTTCTGGCTCTTTAGGGGCAAAGCTTCTTTTAGGGACTAGAACTCTAGCTAACATCTCAGCAGACCAGATGCCAGTTGTAGTAGGACACATGTATGAGCTAACTGAGCAAAGAGTATCGAGGCTCTCATCTTACAAACCAGCTTTTGATGTCGCCCCAACTCATACCGAAGAGACTGATAGAATTACAGCAAGACTTTTAAAACCTTGTCTTGATGCAGTAGCAAGAAACAATAACCTAGATTTCTTAATTCAAGAGATAGAAAGATGGACTGCTGTTTTTGGAGAGTGCTTTGTTGGTATCGATTGGGATGCTCAAGCTGGAGATTTAAAGAAGGGCAAACCCATAGGGGATGTTACTATTTTCACCAAAGAGCCTTTTTGGGTTTTCTATGAGCCTAAAAGACATTGGAGGGATGTTTCTTTTATCACAGAAGTTAAAGAGATTATTCACGTTGAGGAAGCAAGAGTAAAATATAAAGATGCTTCTATTCAAGCTGATTCTCTTCAAACTGTTTATACATTCGCTCCTGATATTATGAAAGGAAGTGACGAGGTTGTTGTTTATCGAGTAATTTACAAACCCTCTCAATACCTTCCTGATGGATTAATTTTTGAGATAGCTGGAAACAAAGTTGTTTTAGTTGAAAGAAAATATCCTTACTCTCATAATGATTTTCCTTATGAGCGTCATACTGATATTGACGTTCCGGGAAGAATTTTTCCTATGAGTGGGTACAATTATCTTATCCCTCTTCAAAATACTTATAATAAATTAACTGCTCTTATTAACAGAAATATTCTCTTAACAGCTCATCCAAAGTGGATGGCTCAAAAAGGCTCTGTTGATATGAAAACATTAGGCAACACTGCTTCTATTGCTTGGTATAATCCGGGAACTCCAAAACCTGAGCTTGCTACTTTTAACTCTGTTAATGCTGATACCTATACTTTTAGGCAAGACATGAGAAGTGAGATGCAAACAATCTATGGTATTCAAGGAGTATCAAGAGGGACTCCTCCTGCTGGAAGTAGAGCTGCTTCAATGCTTCAGTTCTACGAAGAACAAGAAGTTAAGAGAAACTCAACTCTAATAACTAAGCACAACGAGTTAATTAGAAAGATAATAACAAAAGCTGCAAGTATTATCGGAGATAGGTACCCATTAAATCCAGACAGGTTAATTAGAACTGTTGGCAAGAATAACCGATATAAAATCTATAGACTTGCAGAAGTTAAGATTAGCTCTAACTATGATATTATTATTCAAAACTCTACTGGCTTTAGCGAGTCAAAAGCAGGAAGAATAGAAGAAATCGGATTCTTACAGCAAACAGTTCCGGGGTTGTTAAGACCAGAGCAGATTGCAGATATCTTAGAGATTGCTCAACCTCAAAAAGCTTATGATATTTTAACTGCTGCTCTTGATAGGGTTAACGAAGAAAACTCTGATTTTATGGATGGTATTCCTGTTAGTGCTCCAGAGCCAAGCGATGATCACATAACTCACTGGACAAATCATGTAATTTTTATGCAAACGGAAACTTATAGAAGACTTCCTAAAGTTTTTAAGGATTCGTTTCAAGACCACGTTTTAGTGCATGAAATGTTCATTGAAAAAATGAAGGATAAGTCTCAAGCATCTGCCCAACAAATAGATATGCTTCCAAACTTTCCTATATTCTTACCCATGAAAACAGCTCTTCCAGAACCGCAAGCACAACCACAACCTCAACCTATGGGAATGGAGATGGCAGGGATGGGAGATCCATTAGCTCAAGGGGCTCCTCTACAGGTTCCAGCAGAGATGGCAATGCCTCAATCTCAAGGTATGGGGGACGCCGTCCTTGGGCAATCTTTACCTAATTTTTAAAGGATATTATTATGACACAACCTGATAACGCAACCGCCCTACCAATGGGAAATGCTGATGTAATGTCTTATGACGATCCCTTTTCTCATGTTAACGATATTTTTGATAGTGCAAATGGACAACAACTGGAAGCAGAGACTCCATTACCTGAAGAACCTTCAGATAGTGAAGTGGAGCAAGAAGAAGAACAGAACGAAGAAGTTGACAACGAACCCTCAGAATCAGAGGAGGAAGTAACCGAGGAGACAGCAGAAGAAGAGGCGACCGAAGAGGAAGTAGAACAAACTTCAGAAGAGGAGGATGTTCCTACGTTTAACATGAAGGTTAACGGGGAGGAAGTCGAGGTTCCCGAAACTGCTACTATTAAAATCAAAGTAGACGGAAAGACTAAGATAGTTTCTGTTAAAGATTTAGTTACTGACTATAACGGAAGAACTGTTTGGGCAAATAAGTTCTCAGAGTTAGGACGACAAAAAAAATCCTTAGAAGCGGAAAAAGCTCAGTTTGTTAAGGAAGCTCAAGAAAAGGCTTCAGAGCTTCAAAATGTAGTTTATCAGTTAGAAAACAAAAACCCACTAGGGGCTATTATTGCAATAGCTAATCTTAAAGGCTTAAATGCTAAAGAGCAGGTAGCAAATTTTTTAGTCCAAGCAGACAAGACTGTAAGAGAATGGCTTGAGACTTCACCTGAAGGTCGAAAGCAACTACTTGATGCTATTGAGCTAGAGCAATATAAGCAAAGAGAGTTAAAAGAAGCTCAAAAGAAAGAGGTTTCTATAAAACAACAGCAATTTTGGGCAGACACGGAAAACCTTGTTTTAGCACGAGGCTTTACCTTAGATGAGTTTAGGGACGCTTCTAACTTCCTAATTGACAACCAGCCGGAGATATTCCCGAACAATGCCAATGAAGAGCAAATAAGAGATATTGTTCTTGACAGGCTTTCTGCGATTCCAGTATATGTTGAGATTGAGGGTGTAGCTAGTAAAGTAAACTCTCAGAAATTTAATGCTTTTAGCAAAGAAGCAAAACAAGATTTTCTCGCTGAGATGTTTAAACTCAAAAAAGCGGGAGTTTGGAGTGATGCAACAGAGCTAAAAGAAATACTTTCAGAGGTGTTAGGAAAACCATCACCAAAGAAAGTTACTTCTTTGGCAAGCCAGAAGCCAGCCACTTCAGTCGCTAAGGCTCTCGCACCTAAAGGAAGTAAACAAGGAAAGCCGGTTCCTCAACCTAGCTTGGTAGATGATCTACTAAAGCAGATTATGGAATCAGATTTACCAACTACTGTTTAGACCTATCTAGGAAAGTCTTAGAGAAAGTTTAAACGGTGAATGTTTAACTTTTTTTAGGGCAAAGATATGTCAATTTCAACAACCAACTTAGGTTCAGTGTATGGATTAAATAACGCTGAAACCGATGGTTTATTTAAAACCAAATACGAACCGCTATACGAAGATGTGATGAACACATCTCAACCCACCTTAAACTTAATCCCGAAGAGAAACGACTTTACGGGTAAAGAAGCAAAGTTTCCTGTACCATTAGGATATATGACTGGTGTTGGAGCTGGAAAGCTTCCTCAGTTTAGAACTAACCCTTATGGGGAGGTTAACTTCACCGCCAAGAAAGTTTACGCTATCAACAGAATCGATAGAGAGTCAATCATGGCTTCTTTAAATGATTCTGGAGCGTTTGTTCGATTAATGGCAGAAGCTATTAAGAGAACTGCTCAAGGTGATGCTTGGAACCATAACAGAATTCTTTTCAACGATGGAACTGGAACTGTAGGAACTATCGGAGCTGCTCCTACTCTAGTTTCTGCTGGAATCTGGGATATTGTGATTTCTACTGCAACTTGGAAAGAAGCAAACTGGGAAGAAGGGATGTTAATAAACATCGAGTCAGGGAACACTGATTTATTCCTAGTAACTAGCGTAACTCCAGCCACTAGAACTATTAGAGTTCAGCGTCAAGCTGGTGGAAGCAAAGTTCCTGCAAACACAGATGTCTGCTATATGCAAGGTTCTGAAAATGCTGACCCTATGGGTTTGAAAATCCTTGATACTACCGTTGGTTCTGCTTATGGAATTCCTGTTGATAGAAAATGGTCTGCAACAAGAATTGATGCTTCTGCGGCTGCGATATCAGAGGCTCTCCTTAATAGACTAATGGTAACAGTAGAGAAAAAGTGCGGTAAAACTCCTAATATGGCAGTAACTAGCTATAAGCAATATGAGTTGTTACTAAACACATTTACTAACCAGAAGAGATATAACTTTGATAGAGGGGCCTCCAAAGGGAAAGTCTCAATGGCAGGAATTGAATTCATCGGCTCTCAAGGTGTGATGAACATTTTCCCTGACAAGTTCTGCGAAGATGGTAGATTCTACGCTCTTAACACTAAATTCATGTCTTTCTATAGAAGACCAAACACTGGTTTTGTTAAGGAAGATATTGGTGGTCAGGGCTACTTAAGAGTAGTTGATGAGGATCAATTCGAGTTAAGGCACGCTACTTATGAGGAGTTCTTTATAGCTCTTCCTTTCCATGGCGTGTTGTACAACTTGGCAGTAGCGTAATTTAAAGGGGTGGGAAACTACCCCATTTTAGTTTAAGGAGATTTTAAAATGACATTAAATATAGATACAGTAAGACATCAGGTGATCGCAGATACTTCTGTTCCAGTAAGAGTTGGTGGTTCTGGTGGAGTGGATCATATTATTGGTACTCAATCAGGACTTCAACTTAAGTCAGTAAGAGCAAGTTCAGGGCCACTATCAGGAGCTAACTACACTTTTGCTAACTTAATTCCAGCAGGTTCTTTTGTTTACTCGGTAAGAGCAAAAGTTACTACTCTAGTAACTGGAGCTACTTCAATATTAGTTGGAGTATCTGGGAATACTGATAAGTTTGCAGATGCTATGGCGGTAACTTTAGGGGCTAAATCAAACAGTGTAATAAATGGGGATAATACTACAGTAAATGTCGAATTATTCAAGACGGCAACTGGAGTCTTGTTAACAGCTGGTGGCTCTAACTTTACGGCTGGTGAAGTTGAGGTAGAAGTTATCTATGCAACTGTTCCTGCAATAGAGTAATTTTAAAAGTGCCTAGGTAGTAGTAGTTTTACTATCTAGGCTTTTATAGGATTAACATGAAAAAACGCTCCGTAAAATGCACAGTTCCTAGTATAGCTAATGCTACGAATGTAGTTGCACTTGCTGCTAATTCTGATAGGTCTTATTTTTTTGTTCGTAATTATACGGCTGGTAATATAGCAGTTGGATTGCAAGGTCAAGCATTATCAGCCATTACCCCTGCTAATGGGGCTTTAGTTTTAAAACCTGACGAGTGGTATGAGTCTACTGACAACACTTGTCCTACTGGTAGTATCACTGTTTATCAAGCAAGTGGTTCTGCAACAACCTTAATTTTATTTATAGAAGGGTAGTTTTCTATGCCAATAGGTGGAGGTGGGGGCGGTTCTTCTACAATAACAGTAGGCACTACAACTTTAACTGGTGGCACTACTGGTAGTGTTTTGTTTGTTGGTGCTGCTAGTGTCCTTCAGCAGGCTAATGCAAATTTCTTTTGGGATAATACTAATAATAGATTAGGAATTGCAAATGCTGCTGCTAAGACAGCATCCATGCCAACCCTTGTTACTGGCGATTATCTAGTAATAGGTAGAACAGATGTCGATGGTAACTCATCAGCAAAAACAACTATCTTATTTACTAATAATGGAACAGGAGGGGCTAGTAATGCCAATACTTCTTCAGGAGGAGATAAGTTAGTTTTTTTTAATGGGTTTAGCTTAAAAGATGCCATTGGAGTAGATAGTAATGCTTCTTTATATATTCAGGCACAAACAAATGCTGCCACTGGAGGGATTCTTTTTGTCACTAACAGCTCAGCAACTGCTGTAGAAAGAGCAAGAATTACCGCTGAAGGAAGGTTGTGCGTTGCTAATGCTTCTGTTGTAGCAACAGGTCAAACCGCACTAGCCACAGGGGATTATGCAGTTTTAGGATTAAGTGGAACTTCTTCGGCTTCGAATAGAACAACTATTGTTTTTAATAACCAAGGATGGGCTGGACCATCTACTTTTGATGCTACAAGTAACGGTGATAAGTTAGTTTTTCGTAATGATGCAAGTGGTAAAATAGCCATTGGTCGAAACGGTGGAGTATTATGGTTTCAATCTAAGAGCGGTGTAGTTGGAGATGGATTTGAGTGGTATTATCATAATACTAAAATAATGGCTTTTGAGACAGGAGCTACTAGAGGCCTACAAATCGGAGATGGCACAATCTCTGCTGCCACAAGTCAGACAGCATACACCTTTGGAGACTTATTAAGATTAGGAAACGGTGGAACTTCTAATGGTGGAAATAAAACTACACTTATTTTCAATAATCAAGGTTGGGCGAATCCCTCTAATGCCAACACCACTTCTAGCGGTGATAAGATAGTCTTTTGGAATGCGTCAAACCAAAAAACCGCGATAGGATTTGATGGAACAAATTCCATGTGGTTCCAATCTACAGGTAATGGATCTTCAAGTTTTTATTGGGTAACAAGTACTGATGCAACTGCTACAGAGCGTATGCGTCTACTTGGCTCTAACGGTTGTTTAGGAATTGGGGTGACTTCACCTACAGCCTACGTTCATGTTGCAGCATCTACTACCTCGGTGGCTTCAATTCGCATACCTGCTGGGACGGCCCCTAGTGCTCCTAATTCTGGAGATTTTTGGTATGATGGGACTAATTTAAAGTTCCGAGATGGAGCTACAACAAGAACTATAACATGGACATAAAGGAGAATATGGAACAAAAAGACATTTCAACACTAACAGTCAATGAATTAAAAGCACTAGGCTATGACACTCTTAGAGAGCTTGAAATTCAAAAAAGAAATCTAGCTACAATAGAATCTTTAATAGTAGAAAAAGAAAAGAAGGCAATAGATGGAAAAGGACAAGAAGAAGGAACCTCAGAAGCAAATAGCCCCTCAGAGTAACGAGGATAAAGTAGCTGCTATGCAGAGATACTTTGGTCGTCCTGTTATAGGTGCCGCTCTGCCTGAACCTCAAGTTGTGACAGCTCCTCAACCTCAACCTAGAGTTGGGGGTCTTCTTAGTGGAGCAGGAGTTTCTTCTAATCCAATGCCACAACAGCCGATGGCGCAACCTCGTGTTACCGCAATGCCGATGGTAAGTCCACCTCCCGTACCAAACTTTGGTACGGTTCAACAAGAAAGACCTGAATTATTAATGACTCCTGAAGAACTAGAAAAGATAAATGCTTTTGTTAATTACATGAAAGCAGGGGGGATGAGCTAATGAGTATACTAGAAGGAATAGGAGCTTCGCTTAGTGGAGCTAGTTTATGGGATAAGTTAATCCCTATTGGTATTTCTACTCTTGGTCAGCTTTTTGCAGGTGGCGGAGATAAGAGAGGTTCTGATTCTCTTTCTTTCGATGAGAGAATGAAGCTTCAGGAGGCTGAGCTTGCAAATCGACTAGCCATTGCTCAGCTACAAGCCGCTAGTGCTGGGGCCGGTAGTGGAGCGGCTTTGGCGGCTGCTAGAATAACAGACGCAAGAGAGAGACAAAGAATTAAAATAGAAGCTCAACAAGCTTTGTTATCTGGTAGAATGAGAATGTTGGAGATGATGAAGCCTGATACCTTAACTAGTGCTATTAACACTGGTGCTCAGTTGGCACAAAGAGGTGGAGAGAGTGCTCAAACTGGCTATCAGAATTTAGCAGGATTAATTGGTCGAGGAATGGTATCAGCTCAACAACCAATAGTAGGAAGGTAATGAATGTCTCAAAATGCCTACATACAAGCCCTACAGAATCAGCAGGATTATGCTCAAAGGCTTCAACAACAACAAGCTCAAGAACAAGAACAGCGTAAGAAAAAATCTAGCGGTGGAAGTATCCTTATTTCTGCCTTAGCAGCAGATTCTATTTATAATGATGGAGAAATAAGAAAAGCTATTTCCAATAGTCTATTTGGGGATAGCTCTTCTCCTACGACCATTGGGGGTCTTTCTCCAACAACTCCAGTTGCAAGTTCTGTTAACGGAGGGACGGTGCTAGCCAATCAGTCAGTTGCTCCGATGACCCCCACTGGAGTGGTTGAGCCGGTAACTTCTTTTAATTATGGTCAAGGGATACTAGGAGGAGTCCAAGCTATTCAAGGACTAAGTCAATTAAGACAAGGAAATATGCTAGGCGGTGGAATTAATACAGTAGCAGGAGGGGCTAATATTGCTGCTTCGTTAGGTTCTCAGACGGGAGCTTCCATTGCTGGAGTAGCTACTCCAATTGCTGGACTTTATGGAGCTTATCAAACTGCCAAATTAACAGGAGCGATGCCAACAGGGAGCAAGAGAAATACCTCTGCAGCTGTCTCTGGAGCTGCTTCTGGAGCCGCTATTGGGAGTGTTATACCCGGTATTGGAACAGCTATTGGAGCTGTGATAGGAGGACTAGCTGGTTTTCTTGGCTCGGATGTTTTTGGTTCCTCTAAAGATAAAGACCAAATGAAGAGAGACGCTGTTAGAAAGCAACTGCAAAAAGTAAATTTCTTAGATAAAGATTTCAATCTTAAATTAGCAGATGGTTCTATCTTTTCTGGTATTAAGATAGACGGGAAAGCGAAGGAAGGATATGGAGTTTTACCCGATGGAAGAAAGATGCATGCTTTTGATTTAAATCACGAAGACCCATTAGTTCAAAAGCTAATTCCAAGAGTTAATCCTTTGGTTGCAGTTTTGACTGGAGGAGACCAGAAATTAACATCGGACTTTACTGGATATTTAGTTAGAGCGGCAATGAGCAATTCTGGGGGGGATTACAATAAAGCACTTGCCAATGTACAAAGTTTTTATAGGCAATTAGACGCCAATCCAAAGTTATTGCATGAACAAATAGATGCTATGTTATCTAGCAATAAAATAGATGCTACAACTGCTAAAATCTGGAAGGACGATATCACAAGAACGACTGCTGGAATGAAGTGGGGAGATACGCCAGCCCCTGTTCCTACTGGCGGTCGTAGAGCACCAGCTCAACCTAAAATTCCCCCACCTCCTCCACCATCGGGGAATCAAAACTTTGCAGCAGAGTTTAATCAGAGAAATCAGCAAAACAATGCGGCAAGCCAACAGCAAGACGTTGGAGCAATGTATAGTAGCTTTGCAAGAAATTTTGTACCACAACAACAAAGGAGCATAGGATAAAGATATGAAAACAATGAAATCAGGAGGGCAAGATCCTAAAGAATTATATGACTTAGCTTGTTCTTTAATGGAGGCTGCCAGTGCCATGAAAGAAATGAGTTACGCCATGGGTTATGATGAGGAGTCAGACTTGGATAAGATAAGCCAAGAGGCTGATGAGCAAAGAGAAGAAGCTTATGAAGATGGAGATGAGGCTTTTGTTGACCATGCTAAAATGGGGCAAAAGACTTATGGAGAAAGAAAAGTAGAAGAGGACGAGGAAAAGAAATTTGATAAAATGCCATTAGGTAAAAAAGCTTTAATTATATCTTTAAAAAGAAAGTTTAGTTAATAATGAAATCAGTTGCTCAGATAATATCAGAAGCCAGAGAGTTTACTAACAACACTTCCTATAGTGCTACTAGTGGAATTTCTCAATCTTTGTGTTTAAAGTTTTTAAACGAAGCTCAAGAGCAACTTCAAGCGGCTATTGTTAATCAATATCCTCAAGAGTTTACTAAAGAAGTTATTATTAGCTTAGTAGGAGGACAAGAGGCTTATTCTATCCCAAGTGATGCTTTTGGTGGGAATAGAATTATTTCTGTTTTTTATTCTCAAACTGGACAAGAGAGGGATTACTTTAGATTACCTCCAAGAACCTTGGTAGAAAGAGACCAGAGGACTGCCACTAATCCTTCTTTTTATATTAGAGCTAATGGAGTGGTTTATCTAAACCCTATACCATTAACAACCTCTGCAACTATTAAAATAGTTTATTATTATACTTTAGATAGTCTTACCGAGGTTTCTTTTAATGTTGATATATCAAGTGTTGCTAACGTAGGTCTCCCTGAAATAACTTGTACAACCACACCTGCTGTCCCTAGTGGGGTTTATTATTGCAACATAGCAGATAGATTCGGGAGATTGATTTTTAGAAATTGTGAAATTGCAGTACCTCCTGTAACTAGCTCTAAGATAAATTTAGTTGCCCCTTTAAATTCTTATCGAGACAATCTAGTCCCTTCTGCTGATTTTGATAATGGGTTGTCTGTTATTACTTTTGGGAGTAATTCAACTCAAGTTCCTCAATTACCAAAGGCTTGTGAGAGGTATATATCTACATACTTGCAAAAAAGAATGCTAACTAAAGATGTTGCAAACTCAATGATATCAGAAGATGTAGAGCTTAAAGAAATGTTGTCTTTAATTCTTTCTGGCTATGCTCAACCAACTGAGGATGTTTATGGCATCCCTGTCTTAGATTGGAGCATTATTTAAGTGGGACAAAAGAGTAGCTTGAAAATAATAGAGGACGATTTTGTTGGATTAGATTTTACTACTACCGACTTAAAAAAACCTGCTGAGTTTCTAAAAGCTGCTCAAAATGCTACTTATGTAGAAACTTCGGGAATTCAAAAGCGTGCTGGCTTTGAGGTTATTGGTGGAGTTGGTCTTCATTTAGGGATAGATAATTATGTTTATTTAGACAAGACCACTGGAGAGACAAAAGAGGAATTACTAGGGTTTGGATGTCACCTTTTTAGATTTACCGAGTGTAACCTTACCATAAGTAGAACCTCTGGAACTTTTTCCATAGAGAAGCAAACTTCCGGAGAAGACATCTCTATCTTGTTTTATCCTAATGGAGGTATTTTACCTGAGTATACTTATACTTATACCGAGTCGGAATCTAGCCAGAATTATCCTATTGGGACTATTGGCGACTTGTGTCTTGGTTTGCTGGGAACTGGGTTTTACATTGTCTCGTTAAGTAAGCCCGGAACCGTCTTAACAGCTACTGGGACAAATATGCCATCCGGTATTGGACCTCTAACTTTAGAATTCAATGCTAATATTGGGACAATGCAAGTAGGAAGAAAGTATACTGCATACAATAGAGAAACAGGATTCTTGGAATATTTTTTAGCCTCAAGAGATGTTTCTGGGGATATTGAATTAGTTAGAAATATAAAATGTACCTACGATGAAAATGATCCAATTGGTTCTTGCGTTGGGTTTTTATCTTCTGCTAATTTTGACACGGCTGGCTCTCCCTCAGCTTCACATATCATTCCATTTTATTTTTGGGATGGTGTCCCTTCTGGTATTCATGCAGATCGACAAGATAATGTTATCACTCTCCCCTCTTCTACCTTTGCTGGAATTTTTGAAAGTGTGCTATTTGGATATACTGGTCTTCTTGAGAACTACAGTGGAATTTCAACTGGTCAAATCCCCTCAGTACAGGGACTTAACCTTAATGATAAAAACTACTTTGCTCTTCCTTATTTTGATAATTATCAGAGTCCGGGCTTTGTTAACGCAGAAGTAAACCCTCCGGGTCAACTACTATCCTATGATAAAGAAGCCACATATAGAGCTGGGCTTCCACGTCCTAACACTATTTCTGGTTTTTCCCCTTCGAGCATCTCTCCACATAATGCTAATGGAAATTTTTCTTACTTCTGGACTTATATTTATTACGATGATAATGGGGTTGAGTGGGAGTCTGTTCCTTCAACTGTGCAAACAAATAATACCGGAGGGACTGGAGGAGGTACTACAATAACAATAAATCCACTGCCAGTTGCTTGGTTAGATTGTGGATTAGAGCTTTATGACGTAAGGGGAGTAGTCTTTACAACAACTCAAACTGGGACAGTATTGAATGTTAGAGGAGCACTTACTGGTACCTACCCTAACGTAACAATAGGAGACACTATTTACACTTCGCCTACTGTTAGCAGAAAGATTCTTGACATTGACTTTACAGTAAGCCCTTCAACTATAACAATAGATAATAGCCTATCTGTTGTCGCTGGACAGAGGGCAAGTACAGGGTTTTTCATTAGAATCTATAGAACTAAACAATTTGGACAGATATTTTACAAGCAATCTGAACATCCGATTTACAAAACACAGTTAGTTGTTACGGTTGATACAACTTCAGATTCAAATTTAACTATAGAGTATATAGAGCCATTACCCGGAGAAGAGCATGAACCTACTCCTATTATTGGTAAGATATGCTCTCATCAGGGTAATTTAGTTTCACTAGGAAGTAACATCGAGCCTAATACTGTGTATTGGTCAGGTATTGATGGAGTTGAGTATTTTCCTAGGGCTTTTAACTCCATAGATGTTCCTTCTACGATAGTTGGTAACTTAACAGCAGGAGTATCTGACAATGACAATTCTTTGGCTCTTTTTAAGGATAGGGCTTATTATTCACTGGATGGGGATTTAGCGACTAAGGCGGTTTCTGTTCGAGTTATTAAGGAGGGCGATTATGGAATATCTTCTCAGCGGAGCATTGCTAAGGTGGATGGCGTTATTATGGGTATGGGGTCTAATGGGGTGGTTGGCGTTCTAGGGGGCGTTCTTGACTCTAAGTCTGTTGGTAATATCTCTCCAGTTATTAGAGGAAGATCGGATCTAGACTATCAAAGGGCAACAGGGATTAATGATTATATAAATTCTCAGTATATTTTAAGTATTCCAACTATAGTTCAAAGTGGAGCTTATTCTCTTGGAAGAGCCTCAGAGACTTTCGTTCTAAACTATGAAAGAGGGAAGTGGTTACAGTGGAACACTGGTACTTCTAATTTAGACTTAACCGGTGGAATGGTTATGCATAAGGGTCAGCTCTATGGGATATCTCGATGCGGGACTAAAGAGCCGAACTCTCCTTCTGTTATTACCTATAATAATTTTAAAACACTGCTAGGGTCAGGGAATGCTATTAGATTAAAAAAGAGAACCGATGCTCTTCCATTTAATGATACAGGGCTTGCTATTCCTTTTAGATTGTTTACTAGCTTTGACTCCCTTGGGGAGCCATCAATGTTTAAGTTGTTCCAGAAAATTCTTATCTGGAGAGTCCCTGCTGATTATTTAACTGGTTCTGCTTATGTCCCAGTTGACACAACTGCAATAGGGGAATCTATTCAAATATCTTGTTATATGGATTGGGTAACTAATAGCTCTTATCCTCAAGCTAAGCACAGTACTATTACTGCAATTTTTGATACTTTACCGTTTGTTGAATTAAATATTAGAGACCAGAGAGCTAGAAGCATTGCCGTTGAGGTAAGAAACGAGGGTATTAATGAGAATATCTTTATTAGTGGAATAGAGATTATATATGATGCTCAATTTGGAACTGATGGCAAAAGAGCTGGTGTTGCACCAAGAGGAGCACCTGTTAGCTCAGGTGGTGGTGGAGGAGGTAATAGTTTCTAATGACACAAAAACTAACTTACAATTATCCCTTACTACGATCTCCAATCCAAACCTTACAACAGTGGGCTGTTGAGTTGAGGAGGAGAGATAAGGAGCAGAAGGAACCAAGACCCTTTACCGAGTATGATTCTTCTTTTGTTTTTACTGGAGGAACTGCCACAATAACCAGAGTGGAGTTTTTGAAATGGAGAGACATTCCAGAAACAGGAGAAGTTGAAATATTGTTTGATATTTCTTTTGTCGGAGCTTCTGGTAGTGTTGATTCTATTAGTTTCTTGCCACCAGAAGACAGACCTTTTATTGATGATAATAAGACAGCATTTCTTGGTACAGCTTATGTAAGAACTAGCGCCAGAGAATTAGCCCCTGTAGTTAAAGAATTTGATAGCATTTATTTTTCGGTTTTTCTTCCAACTGCAATAGGAGTTTCTGTATCTTGTGTAGTAAGAGGGAGACTCTTGTATAATAGTAAAAAGATAAGTAGGAGTTAGATAAAATGGCAACAGCAATTAGACAATCGCCGGGTGTTTATAAGGTTAACGGTAAGATAATAAAGGCTAAAACCTCAGCGGAGGCTTTAAAGAAAGCCGGTGGCACAACTAGTACTCCTACTAAAACTAATACAACCAAGACTCCTACTAAAACTATTTCCTCAGAACAAAAGCTAAATAAAGAGCTAACAGTAAAGCAACCAAATGATAGCAAATTAAAAACAGAAGTCTCAAGACAAGCAGAAGATTCTATTAACTTTGGAAAGAACCTAGCAAAAGACTTAGAAGATCCAGATGCCTTTGGGAGGATCTCTACCGACAGAACAGCAGAGGAAACTGAAGCAATAGACTTACTCAGAGGAGAATATGAGAACGCTGGCACTAGAAGTGCTGACTCTACTTTGGCAATGGAGAGATTTAGATCGGGGCTTGAAGGGTTAAATTCTCAAGAAGGAATGGCTCTAAGAGAAACAGCAAGAAGAGAGCTTGATAGTCAATTCCAAAACCAAATGGCTCAGGCTAAGGTTAATGCTGCTCGTAGTGGAGTAAGAGGGGGAGCCGCTGGTGCTCAACAAGCATTATTACAATCAGCTAGAGGAAAGGCTCAGGGGAACTTAGAGCAGGACTTAACTTTACAAAACTATGGCATTAAGCAACAAGCTTTGCAGAATTTTGGGAATTTTGTTAATACTCTCGAGGGTAGAGAAGGACAGCAAAGGCTTCAAGCTTCTGGGCTTTTAGCTAATCAACTTAATAATCAGGTGGGAAGAGATATTGATAGAGAGACTTTTAATATTAACCAAGGAACTAATAGAGCATTAAATCAAACTCAAACGATACTAGGAGGAGCTGGTATTCAAGCAGGGCTAGTTGGTAATGAAAGAGCAAATGCACTAGCTCAGGAGAATATGAGAATTAATGCTCTACTAGGAAGAGAGCAGATTAAGCAAGGGCAGCAAGGTCTTAATATTTATCAACAACAATTAAATAAAATGTATAAATAAGGAATAGCTATGGCAACACCTGATTATGAAGATGATGATTTTATTTCTGCGGTAAATAGAGCAGTTGCTGATAGGTCTCATACTCCAGTTCCTGAGATAGATTCAGGTTACATGGATACACCGACTCCTAGTTTAGATGGGACAAGCGTAGAGGATACGCTAATAGATTCCGTTGGAGCTGGATCGATTCCATTAGATGCTTTAACTCGTCTTGATGAGAGAAGGAAAGCACTAGCAGAGCAAGTTAGAAATCCAACAGTAACTCAAAATGATGCTATAGAGTCAGCTCTTACGGCTCTTGTTCCTGCGTTGTTGGGACTAGCTGCTGGGGGCAAGAAGGGCTTAGGGATAGGGGCTACTCTTGGCGGTCAGGGAGCTTTGCAATTTAGAGGAGAGAGAATTAAAAATGCTATTGATGCTGCTAAAATAGAACAGCAAGGGCTAGGCTCTATAGAGCAAGCGTTAAGAATGGAAGCAAGAGAAAAGGCTTTAAGAGAGAGACAAGACCTTGCTAGGAAGGCTCAAATGGACAGAGATGAGGAGGCTCGTAAGTTTAGAGAAGGGGCAAAGGAGCGAGCCACTGAGGTTAGTTTTGAGACTAGTCAAAGAGACGCTAGCTTAGCAGCAAAAAGACTTGAAGATAAGGAGAATGGTGTTCTTTACTCTCGATATGAGACTGAGAAACTTCCTGATGGATCAACTAAGCAAATCATAATTCCTCCGTCGATTAAAGATGAGACGGTTGCCAAGCAAACTCTACCTGCGTTTGGGAGAGCTTTAAAGTTAGTATCTCAAGTAGTGGATAAGGGTTGGGGGAAGCTAAGTGGGACAGAACAGGCAACTGTTTATTCAAATCTTGTTAATATAATGAAGGACGTTAACAACAACGGAGCTGCTTTTACTGCGTTAGAAGAGCTATTAACGTCGGCAGGAATTCCCGTTCCACAAATTCCAACAATACAAAACTTAACAATCCAAAACCTTAAAAGGTTATTTGACCAAGCGATGAATTCTTCTGACCCTGATAAAATGTGGAGGGCTTTTGGATCGAACTTAACTAACAGACTAGAAGCTACAGGGAGATCCGCTGGATTGAAGTTCTCTGATGTGGATGGCAAGCCCACTATATTCACTAGATTTAAGAATTTTGATCCCATTACAGGGGAGCCAATAGAAGCAGTAACGTCATCTGGTCTTCCAAATGCTGGGTTGCTTCAAGAGTCAGGTTTAAAAAGAGGATTAATTAAAAATGCACAAGGTGTATGGGTAAGGAAACAATGACAGATACAGTAAGCTCACCAAGTTTAAATCCTTATGACTATCTTTCAGAGGATGAGTTGTTGTCAGTGTTAAATGCTAGTACTCCTGATGATATTCCTTTAGACTTAACTGCAAAGGTTTTAAATTTACAAGAAAGCATCGGAACTCAGTCTGACCTATCAAGTCAAATATCTAAAATAGAAGACTCTAGGCTATTTAAAGATTATGAATCCGCAATGGACTCTTCCCCTATTAAAGCAACATTGGAAGACCTTAAATATAGAGGTAGGGAAGCTCTTTCTGTGGGGGCTAGGGCAGTAGGGAGTGCGGCTGGAGGGTTAGCTGGATTAACTCCAGTTGGAAGACCTTTTGCTATGACAGCTGCGGCTCTTGGTGCTCCTGAACTTGGAGATATTGCGGCGGCTGGAGTTGATGTCCTTACAGGAAAATCAGAGAAGGATTTTTCTGATACTCTTTCTGATTATAGAAAGGAAAACCTGTTATCTACTACTCTAAAAGGAGAGATGCCGACATTAGAAGGAGCCGTTGAGGCAGGTTTGTCCTCTTTGAGCGGAATTACCCCTAAACCAGCTTCTAACTTAGTCAAAGCATACGGATCAGAAAAGAGAGCAACTTCTCTATTAAAGCAGACAGCTAAGAACTTAAAGAGCGGAGATACCTCTGAAGTTGCTGGTTATCTTGGTGGAAATATTGAGGGGTTATCAAAAACCTTAAGAGATGGCGTTACTAAAGTTGGGCAAAGAGCTGTTGAGCTATTAAATTCACCTTCTCTTAGAAACACTAAAACCGTCGGAGAAACGATAGAAAAGGTAGTTAAACTTAGGTCAAAAATAGCAGCGGAAAGATTAAAAGACGTAGCTAGGGTTGCTAGTAAGACAGGAGCTAGAGTTGCTCCTATAGTCGATGATGTAACGATTAGTATTGCAAATAAAACAGGAGCAGCTATTCCATCTCAAATGAGGATAACAAGAGAAACCCTCGATAGTGCTTTAGACCAGTTACAATCACTAATGGAAAGTCTAAAACAATTTAAAGTTGGAGACGAGTCGTTAACGGCTATTGAGAAATTAAAGAATTCAATCCCTGTTGATGAGGCGATGGAGGCAGGGGTAACTATTCGGGGATTAAGAAACTCCATTAGAAGCTTTGAGCGAGTTAACATGGGAGACTCAGTTTTAACTGGAAGAGCTAATCAGCTAGCTGCTATATTAGATGAGATAGCCACTTCTGTTGATGATGCGGTTAAGGCATCCCTTAATAATGCTATATCTTCTTCTACTGGGGTTTTTCGAGGAATAAAGTATAATGCTGCGAAGTATGATGAAGCCACCGACAATATTAGAGTTTTATTTCAAATGGAAGATGCCTTACAGGGAGGGTTAAAAACTCAAGCATCTGAAACAAAGAGGTTAACTACAAAAGTTGCTAAAGGGGTCGTAGGGCCTTCTATTATTGACCAAGCAATGGCTCCTGTCTCTGGGGCGGTTAGGAGCGGAACTAGGGGAATTTTGCAATCACTTTTCCCGGGAGCTACAAGATCACCTGCGGATGAAGCCATTAGCTATACTGCAAATAAAGACATAGGACTTGATGTCCTTAGAGGGATAGCTGGGGTAAACAAACTCGAAGGGGGCACACTAACCTCAGCTTCAAGAGCAGCAGGGGCGTCTCTTGTTAACCCAGTAGAGGAGGCTATGCAATTAGGTGGAGTCACAGACATTTTAGCTCCACAGGCGGATATTCTATCCTCAGAGCCTATTGCAGACCCATTAGTTGATGGAGTGGATACTAATCAGTTTTATCTTCAACAAACGAATATACCTGACCAAGTAGAGGAGGGAGTTCAAGATGAACAGCAAACTGAAAAAATTGCTCGTAATACTACCGCTGTTATGCAGTACATGGTTGGGAAAGACCTAGCGATGTTAGGGATACCAGAGCAAGAGGCTCAAGAAATCTCTGCTCTAATGTCGGCTACTGAAGAAGATCAGAAACGTGGAGTTATGTTACTAGCTAGGGCTAAGCCAGAGTTATTTGAACCAAGTCCTATTCCCGGATTTACTTCTTTAATTAATGGAGCCATTGTTGATCCCGAAGAAAAGGTTAGAGCAGAGGCATTGCTAGATAAGAGATTATCATCTGACCCTATTAAAAAAGCCAAGGCTATTAAAGCCATAAGAGCTGATGAGCCTTTACCTACTTTTAGTTATAAGTTCTTAGGTGGAGAATCTAAGAAGGAACTGGAAGATGAGTTTCTATCCCAACAAGAGGGCTTTAGAACTAAGGCATATTTAGACACTGCAAGAGACGGAGAGAGGATTACGATAGGAGAAGGCGTTAACTTATCAGATACTTCTATTTCTCAATTAAGAGATCTAGGAATTAAGGAGGATGTTATTGCTAAAATTGCCCCTTATATCGGCAAAAGAGGCTCTTCTGCTAAGGACGTACTTAAGAACAATCCTTTAGAATTATCAGAAGAGGAAGCACTAAACTTATCAAAAGCTTTTAAACAAGAAACTGTAGATAAGATAAATAACGCATACAAAGCAGAAACAGGAGTAGAGATTAAGGATATCCCTGCACCTGCTAGAGCCGTTCTATTATCACTAGGATATAACTTAGGAGCTAATCTTAAGTCGGCAGCTCCTAAGATATGGAGAGCTGCTTTATCTGGAAGGTGGGATGTTATTGCTGATAGACTAGAGAATCCTAGAAACTGGTCAAAGAATCCAGAGTTAATGCCAAGAAGATTAAGAGAGGCTAAACTTCTAAGAGACATGATAGGAAGTGAGAAAATTGAAATGGCAGCTCTTAATAATGACATTGCTATTAAAGGGGAGGAGTCTTTAGCTGATGGTACTAAAAGGTTAGTCTATAGATTCTAATGGGCTGGAGGAATTTTAAATCTAGTGTTGATAAGAATCAATCTGAGATAGTAAATAATCTTAGGAAAATAGGGGCTTCGGTTTGGATTGTAAACGGAATTCTTGATATTGTAGTTGGCTTTCAACACAAGACTTATATTTTTGAAATCAAGAACCCAACGGCTAATAATCCTGATCTTCAGGATAGTCAGATAAAATTCATAGAAGAATGGAAGGGTAGCCCCGTTTATATAATTGAGACCTTCGAGGATGCTCTACAAATTATTAATGGCAACATACCCAAAGCCAAGTGCCATGATCACTATCTTTCCAAGAAGCAAAAGACAAGGCAAAAGAATATAAAAAATAAAGCCAACCAAAAGAGCTAATTCTATAATCTTATCCATGTTTAAAACCACATCCAAAAGGTGAAAAATTATCAGGATTTCTTTTACACTGCTTTAGTCCAAAGCTATCGCACATCGGTTTTTCGGCTAAAGGAATATTACCCGTGTAATAGTAGTAGGGAAACATTACGTTGTTAATATCTCCGCAATGCCCTCTTCCTGTTGCGTGCCCTATCTCGTGACAGAATAAAGATGCGTTAACGTCTAACGGCCTATCAATAAAAGTTACATCTAGTCTTGAGTGACTCCCCCACACGATAGCTTCCGCTTCGCTTTTCCACCCTTGGCAAAGATAGCTTAGTCCTCCCCGCAATCCACCATCTTGATCTGAGATATCAAAAACGTAAATTAAATTTGTATTCCTTTTTAATTTTTTTCTTCTGACTTGATGGAAGATATAAAAATCCCATTTGTCGAATCTTTGTGTATTAGTATTAGCTCGTTTGATTGATGAAGCCCTTCTCTTTACCCACTTCACTTTTTTGTATTTTATTGTAAATTCTTTTTGCTTTGAGTTTACGCAATTCTTTAAAGAATAATTTACTATAGTTCTAGCGTCTCGAGTCGGTACCGATAAAGGACTGCCGGTTACTAGTAGGATGGTGAGAGTTAATTCTTTAATCATGCCGTATACCGTTAATCAATTACCTTGCGATTTAGTTTCGATAACCAATCCCTTTCAATAACTGGTCTATACTCATACTCTCCTTTTAAAAGCTTCAACCCTCTATGTTCCCCATGAGATTTAGTTCCTTTAGTTCTATGTAGTAGTTCGGTCTCTTCTAAAACTCTAATGTAAGTTTTATCGTTAAACTCAAAGAATTGAACAACCGAAGGGTCAGAAAAAGCATGTTCATGATGACCTTCTCCTTCTGCTACAACTCCTTTTCTATCAACTTCCCTAGCTTCTGCTGGAATAGTTTTTGTTTCAATTATCACATCACCTTGTTGCAATTGTTTTTTCATTTTTTCTTTCTCCTAAATATTAAGTTAATTCTGAAGGTTCCCACCTTAAATTTTTATTAGTTAATGCTTCGTCTCCGTAAGCTCTCCAGTTAATCGCATCTTGTACAGTTAAGCAATCTTCATGTACACATTCAATATGTATTGCCTCAACTGAAGGGTTATTCATTTTCAAGAATTTTACAATCTCGTCTTTATTCCCTAACTTGATTGCTAGTAACTCGTACTTACTTTTAGTTGTGTAATCTTTATCGATTACTATTCCTTTGACTTGATTTACAAATCTTTCCATCCCAAGTCGACGAAGCCCTTCTCTTCTCTGATCTACGTTTTTAAGATCAAGTATTTTTTTAGCGTCCAACTGATCTACTGGCGTTTCTGCTAACCATTGCTCTACTTGAACACCATTTAAAAACCATCTCTTTTTGTCTCCAATTTTTTCAGCAGGAAAACCTTCTCTGTGTTTTCGGTTATTCTTATAATGAATAGAAACATTTAATAATTTGACTTCACCTTCTAACTCGAAAATTGGCAATTTTATATAACCTGAAGTCAATCCCGTTTCGACAAAATTGACCTTCGGAGCTGGAGCAATAACGGGAATAATCTTATCATTAATCTCTGTTGATAAAACAATTCTAGCGTACCTACAAAATCCCCACAGCAAAGTTAGCTTTTTAATATCTAGCGGAACTCCCCAGCTGTAGGCTATCAAATATCGAGCAAGCAACCATGACCAGAAAATACCACAATATTCAAGTTTGAATTTTTTATTCTCTTTAAGATCGTTACTAAGTCCAACACGAAGTCCTTCATGAAGCCCAGCTTTAAGCCCAGCATAAAGCCCAGCATCAAGACCAGCATAAAGCCCAGTATAAAGCCCAGCATCAAGCCCAGCATCAAGCCCAGCATAAAGCTCAAGATGAAACCCAGTATTAAGCCCAGCATCAAGCCCAGCATCAAGCCCAGCATAAAGCTCAAGATGAAACCCAGCATCAAGCTCATCATTAAGCCCATCATGAAGCATTGCATTAAGCCCATCATCAAGCCCACCCGTAATTTTATCTTCAAGTTTAATTTCTTTGTGCTTTGATAACTTTAAAATTTCAGATATTACTAAAAGTCCGATTTTTGGGTCGGTCGGCATTGATTGCATCTTAATAACATATCTAACAATATCCTGTGCTTTTGCTTGCATCTCAGGTGTTATGTCTGGCAATGTTATTTTTTTCATTTTGCTTATCCTCTAATTCTCTAATTTTTTGTTTTAATTTTTCTTCTAATTCCTTCTCTCCAAGCCCTTCGAGGCTCTCTAGTAAGATTTTTCTAAACTCGAGAGCCTGAAGGATTCTATCAACGTGAGCCATTATTTTTTATTAATCCCTTTTTGGGTTAGCTTAATAAAATTATGCTCATTAATTTCACACTCTTTAGCTTTTAAGCATTCAAGCTCCCCTACCTTTAAAGTCATAGCAACCCCGTCAGGGTCAGGAGCATTGATAGCTGTTACCCGTCCACTACCTAACTTAGAAAACTGAATAGTGTAATCAGATAAAATAAAGAGTCGGGCAAGTAGTAGTAAGAAAACAACTCCTACTATAGCAAGCAAAACAATTATAGGGTGAATGCTCTTACTATCTTCCATCTCTAACTCCCTTGCTCATTGTCTTTCGCTCATCAGCTCCGTTGTACTGCATAACACCCGCTGATACTTCAAAACCTGTTGTGCTTTCGATTTCTAAGCCCCAAGCATTAATTCTCTCAGCTCCTACAATCTGCATACAGCCCGATGTAATAAAGAGTATGTACGCTCCAAAGCTTACAATACCAATTATTGTTAATACGTCTAATAGTTTTTCTGATTGTTCGTCCATGATAAATAACCTTTTATAAAAATAAAATTAACCTTCAACTTGCTTTAGCACCGCTAGTGTTTTTCTCAGTCGAATTAATTCTTTTAATTCTTCTGGTGTCAGTTTGGGAGCCTTTGACAGCTCCTCAAACTTAATAAACATTTTACGGGTCATCGCTATTGCAATCTGTTTTGACGCGGGAGTTTTGATATTCATGTTAGCAATCTCCTTCTTTTTGAGAATGAACAAAGTTAATCTTGTAAAGGTCATTCCCATGTACCTCAATAGCAACCCCTCTTAGTGCGATATCTCGACAATGATCGCACAAGTCAAGAGATATATAGTCAAACTTTCTGAAGCTTCCATCTGCAAACACTCTTATCACTTCTTTGTTTGGAAAAGTTGTTACAGTTTCCCAACCACCTTCTGGCTCTGGTTTAGTTGCGTGACAAATATCGCAATATTTTATTTGTTTTGTTCCCATTTTATTATTCCTTTTTTTGTTAGTTGTTTTCTTTTGCTTGTTTTATTTTTTCTATCTCCGAAAAATAGTCTTGAATATCCCATTCCTGAATCTCTTCAGGATGACTTCCAATCTCTATCTCTTCAATGCTTGCATTGTCGTAAGAAAGAAAAAACTTATCGTTAGTTGTTACATAAATTTTACTCATCTTAACACCCCCCATTCCATCTTTTAGTTTCGACGGTTTGATTGTAAATTGATTTAGCTTCTGCAATATCTTCTTCAGTTAGATATTCTCTTGAGTATCTAAGAGCCTCATCCATTACGTCATCCGCTTCTAACTTGCCACAAGCTTTAGCTAACTCGATTAGTGTTAGATAAGTTCTTGGCTCATCTTCTTTGATACGAATTGACTCTTTAAGCTCAAGCATTAAAGTAATCATATCGTTCTCTAGTGTATCCATATAAGCGTCATATACTTTACTCATTTTATTTATTCCTTTTTATTAGTTGTAAACTTAACATCATTTCGATGTCACAATAGTTATATCGGTTTCGGTATCATAAAGTCAAGTGTTTTTTTATTAAAGTATAAAATTTTTTCTTTTTTTAATTTAGGGATTAAGTGGCTAAAACCATTAGTTAAATAGTTATTTATTACGTCTACAGCCGTTAAACTTGAGTTACAAAAAAACGGGAAACATCGTTTTGATTGAAACATATCAAGAAAAAATAAAGCTTCTTTTTGCGTTATCACGTTTTCTTTTCTTACGCATAGCATTAGAGATTTGAAGTAAAGATTTTCTTTATCTATGTAGATTAAGCGTTGGTCTTCTAGTGCTTCATATTTTAATTTTTTTGCTTCACAGTATTGTAAAATTGTCTTTGTTGCTTCTTCTGTTGTTTCTATCTTTTCTAGCTTATCAGCGTCTAATGCTCTTTTGGCTCTCATCTTAGAAGAACCATCGATGAAGTTATTTAAAATATGCTCACTTGCTCTTTTGTTTTTATATGAGATCTTTTTTAAGCTCTTTACCATCTAATATTTCCTTTAATGTTTTTTCTGGTAAGTGTTTATAAATTCCATTTTTCTTCCCTATCTGCATATCTCCTACTTGTTTAAGTAAGTTAGTGTCGATATGATAAATCTCTTCAATGTCATTAACTGCATTAGCTCTAGTCTGTTTGGTTCTTCCTCCCATTTTCCTTACTACATAACCAAGCTTTATGTGTTGCTCAAAGTCTTTAGAAGTTAGTTTGTAATAGAAGTCCCCATCTAAATATCTAATAAAGATTAGTCCGATGGTTTCGGATAAGTCAAAGCTATCTTCTGACTTGTAATAACCAGAATACTTTATCATCTTTAGCATGTTGTCTATTTTTTTAGCTGAGATGATGTAACTTCTGTAAGTTCTAAAAAAACAATTTCTGCTCTTTAGTTCTGCATAAGCAATACAGGCATCATCTTCTTTTCTTGTAACGTAGTAATCGATATTGCTAAATGTCGATGCCTTGATCCAGTTGTACATCCACCAAACTTCCCTTAACCTGTCAGCGTATTTGACTTCTTCAGTTAAGTGAGATTCGGTTTCAAACTTAGTCATCTTTTTTTTGTTGATAGGTCATGACATGATTGTAGATAGTTTCTAAGACTAATTGCTTGTCTTCTATCTCGTTAAAAAGAAGTCGAAGTGTATCAATATTTAGTCGCTGTCCCACTTCTCCTCTTTTTAATCTATAGCCTGTGTTAAATGATAGCTTTTCGTTATGAGCATATGGCGAAGTTTCATTCTCTTCTAAATAATCTCGATATAATTCAGTTAGATTATTGTAATTTTTTTTCATCATTAAAATGGCATCTCCTTGAATTCTTTAATTTCTTTTGCTTCAATTAACCACTGTGAGAGCATCTTTTTATATTCTTGCCTAGCACCCTCCCCTTCTAAGATAGACGAATAGGAGCCGAATTTAGCCTTTAATTCATTATTTATTCTAGTAGCCCCTAGTTGGTCTAATATAAAGTCGATTGGTTTCTTGCCATCGATAGCATCCTCTCCTCTGTAAGTTTCGTCAGCCCGATGAGTGGCTGATGGGTTTCGTCTTGATTTATCGTTCGGGTCACGAACATAGTTAGCTAAGAAGCTTCCTTCTTTTCTGTCACGCTTTCCGACTAAGTCAATTTTTTGGAATTTCAAAAACTCTTTGATACAAGTCTCGTCTTTCCAGAAGATACAAAAATCATGAAGGGCTTTATCTGAGTCTTCTAGTATTCCTTTTGTGTACCAGTTGCCGGAGTTACTAATTTTAGTTTGTTCAATCTCTAAGATAATTCCTGATAGAAATGGCATATAAAATCCTTAAAAAAGTGCTCGTCTTTCCGAGCTGTCACCTAGTCTTTCCTAGGAGTCGATTACAACTAACTGCCAGAAAAAGGAATTTAACTGGCAACTAAAATTTTGGTATTTAGGTATAAGGTATTAAAATGGTATTTCATCGGTACTTACGTCTTTAGACGCTTGCTCTAGTGGGACTATTCCGCCATATACGTTATAGCCTTTCTCGTTGATTCCAATTTGAATCTGATATTTTTTGCCGATCATTTTAGCAAGTTCAGTTGCAAAAAGATTTTCATCTCTTTTAGCTTCTAGCGGTACAGCACCGTCTGGGTGCATAGCATCGGTTATCTTAGATAAATTTGATTTTGGGGAGACGGTCGGAGAGCACTTGTAAATAAATTCTCTAACAGAATTTTTTACTTTTACTTTGAAGGTAAATCTGATTCGCTCTTCCATTTCTTCACTTTGATATCCTTTCTCTGTTATGTTTTTTACTTCTTCAAGAACACATGGATATCTCCCCGCTGGAATTGCTTCTACTATTTTTACTTTTATGTCGGTCATATTATTTTCCTTTATTTGTTTATTTTTATTTTATACTCTACTAATTATTAGTATTACTATGGTTATACTTCTAGTGATACCCTTAAGTCAATAGATATTTAAATTATTTTTTTATTTATCGCCTAGGTATTTTTGTTTTTTTAATTTCATTTTGACATTTATTACCTTGAAAAAAATATTGGTTTCCGAATTTCCTACCCCCCCCCTTTTTTATTCCCCCTGATATTT